CCTGGTTTACTATTTATTAGTGAACTATGGCAGATCCTTGCTGCTTGTCAGCGCCTTGCTAGGTGCTGTCAAGCGCATTGTCCCCGATATGCATGATGATATCAAGGCAGCCGCTGGTGCTACCACCGAGCTGCCTAATGACGATGAGAGCGAGACTATTGAGCTCCAATCTGGAGTCTCATGTGTCTCGAACCTCGTCGCCATGTTCTGCACAGTTTTCGTGCCCCATTGCAAAAGCAAGGGCGCGATAGCTGGTGAGTTCATGAAGCGTGTGACGATGATGCCACGTGCTTCCGAAGGGATTGAATGCTTTATGCGTAAAACCATAGAGTTGTTCAGTCAGTTCCTAAGCTTCATATCCTTTGGCACCTCTGAAAAGTGGTTGCCGTTGGATAAGAAGTTGGACGCGTATGTAGCTTGGAAGAACAGGACCATTGATATGATCCTTGAATTGACCAAGACTGCTTCCGTTCCCATCGATACCATTCGAGCTGCCAAGGCCCTCCAGATGGAGGGCATTGGCTTCATGCAGTTGTTGACGACTGACGACTCCAAGAGAGAGATGAACTATCTCATGGAGAAGTTGAACGTCAAACTGCACCCCCACGAGGGAGCCCTGGCTGCCGATAGCACTGTTCGTGCCACACCTTATTTCCTCCTTCTTGGAGGTGAAACAGGTGTTGGTAAGACTACAGTGACTCGGTTAGCCGGGACTACCATCCTTATGCTATCAGGTTTAGCCAAGGCAGGTGATGCTTTGGAAAACTTGTGGCAGAAAGGAACTTCGGATTACTGGAACGGTTATATTGGCCAGAAATGTCTGGTCATGGATGACTGCTTCCAGGTTAAGCCCAAGCAGGGTGATAACGATTCCGAAGCTATTCAGGTGATTAGGGCCATTGGAAATTGGTCCTGTCCCCTGAATTTCGCCGATCTGATGAGCAAAGGTAAGTTTTATCTGGAGTCCCCTCTCGTTATTGGTACGACAAATTGCCGTAACATTAAGAGAGAGTGGGCCCCATATATCACTTCACCTGAAGCTTTAGTTAGGCGCTTTCAAGGCGCCTACTGGATGAGTGTGACTCCCGAGTTCTCCAAACCCGG